CGAAGGGGTGGGTAATTACGTAAGATCATGGCGCGTAAAGCAACTCCGATCAGTCCCCTTGTCCTGGCGCTGATCGAGGATGCGTGCGTGGCTCTTGCCCCAGCGATTCTCTCGGCCCGGGAGGAAGGTGATAGTCACCGCAGTCCCCAGAGGCGACATCGCGGTGTCAAGCGCCGGGCACGACACGCAATCGCGGTCTATAAACATAATCAGCATTTCCGGAGATTTATATGGTACGCGCCCCGGCCAGGACTTGCCCCAGTCTTTCTCGGCTATTCGACGATGCAGAGCCGGAACTGCTGTCCGGATTTCTCAGGAGCAAGGCTTTCGAGAGGCTGAGCTGGCTCGCGCCCTACAGGTTTGACCCCGAGTATCCGGACGGTCCGTCGGTTGCCAGAAATATGCTGCCGCAGGAAAAGAAGGACCGGCTGGGCCCCCTCGAAGCTGAAGCTGCCCGGATCGTCACAATCGCAAGCGACCGTGGCGAGTATGTCCTGGAAGGTCTCGCCAAGACCACGCTCGAACCCGAGCGCGCCAAGGAACTTTTGAACCAGCGGGACAAGCTCGCGCGAAGCGTTTGGGCTTACGCCAACGAACACGGCTTATTTGAAGCGGCGGAGAACAGCCTGCACCTTCGCCTCTACCGGCGCTATGACAAGCACTACCAGACTTTCATGGCCGAGCCTTCGGTCGACGGGGGCCCGGACGCCGGCAGCGCATTGCTCGAAGAGCTTCTGGTTGATCTTAACAAGCGTCTCGATCGCGGCGACGGCTACAGCATCGACAAGTTCGACATCCCCGGGGACGACGATGAACCGGCGGCGGAGATGTACCTGTTGTTCCATCCAGATCCCCCCACAAGCGTTCGGGAGATCGATGACGACGGCAATCGATCGAGCATCTATTTTCGGCCGCCCGGAGAGGCGATGATCGTCTACACGCCATCGACCGGGCGGGTCCATGTCCGCGCTGGCAACCGAAAGCTCAGGCATACAGTTGCCGAAAGCTTCATCGAGACTGCTCTCGAGCAGACCTACTCCAACCAGCCCGTAGACTTTCAGGCCTACGACATTTCGCAGTTCCTACGGGGGCTCGATCTTGAACCGCCGGAACTCGACGACGTCGTGATCGACCGCGCGCAGGTGATCCGCGCTGACATCAGCATCGGCAATCTGGCCAACCGTCTCGCGCTTTCCACCACAATCGACCAGGACATCTCGGAAATCATCGACAGCCAGCCGGGCCTTCCGAAGATTTTCGAGCGGGCGCTCGCAATCCGTTTCGTCGAGATTGCGGTCCGGTATTTCCGCGCGGGACGGGATGAGGCGCAAACCCTCAACTTCACGCTCACCGACCGCAACACGAGCAGCCTTCTCAGCATCGATGACCCGTTCGAGCGCGTTCTGGGGCATCGCTTGCTCAGACACTGGAACATCCTCCGTTATGGTCGCGCACCGGGTGATGAGGAGAGCATGGCTGCCATGCCCGCCTTGCTGGCCATCTGGGACATCGGAGCTGACAGGGTCACCGGCGCATGGCTCCAAACTCGCGGTGTCGCTCCTTGCCTCTTGGCTGATCTGGGCTTCCTCGTTCCCGCCGGTTGGGAAGGAGACGACCTGATCGACGATGAAGACGAGGTCGGTCCGGTTGCGGCCGAAGTGGTCGTTCGTGTCGATAATGGGGATGCGGAGGAAGGCGACCGAAAGGTGGCCGACCTTAAGGTCACCGAGGGACAGGTGACGTCCGTGGGCAACCCGGATCGGTACAGAATATATCGGGTTCGCGACGGCTGGGTCGAGCAACACCTGAAGGCGCGTCTCGAAAAGGTGCTCGATGCACCTGCCATCGAGAAGCTAACCGATCATCTCCTCTACCTCGGAACGCTCCACGTCGATGGCGGGGACGTTCCGATCTATCTCGCGCGCGGTCTCGACCGGGAGAAGGTCCGCTCGGCCGTCGATACCGAGCTTCGGGCGCGCCACAACCTCGGAATAGGTCTTGTCCTGCAGGCAGGCAGCGCTCCCGGACCGTGTCTGGCGGCGAACGTTCTGACGCCGCTTGTCGATCAGATCGACACGCAGCAAGCCGAAATCGCGTTGGTCGCAGACAAACTCCGGTCCGTGTTCCGGCGACATCGGATATTGGCCCGTGGAGGCCAGGCTGTCGAACTCACCCGGGTCGGGGACAACATGGCAACTCTGTTTGTTCCGGGGAAAGGCAGCATCGATATCAAGGGCGAGAACCGCATCGAAGTCCTCCAGCGGCTGGTCGATGCGCACAACGCCGGCCCGATGCCAATGGCGACAGCAGACCTGATCAGCGGGATCGCGGAAGACCAGTCATTGGCGAACATTTTCAAGCAACCTCTTTGGCAAAAGCTGACGGCCGACTTCCTGCGAAGCCCCGGAAAAGGGCAATGGGAGATCGCCGTCTGACGGCCGGCTCCGATCCGGCTCCGATTGGGGGGTCTGACTAGCTCCGATTCCCCAGGCCAATGGGAGTGCTCCACATCAGAGGAGCACTTCGATGCCGACTCCCATCTCCTTGCGCCAGGCAGCCCAGACGAGCTGGTCCGGCGCAGCGAAGCACAAGCCCACCACTTCGAACTCGGAATGGCGCTGCACGCGCTGTGACAAGCTGCTCGGCGTTTGCCGGGACGGCCGCATGCACCTGCGCTTCGCGCGGGGGCACGAGTATTTCGTGGGCTTTCCGGTTCAGGCCACCTGCCGCGGCTGCGGCACGCTGAACCACGCGACCGCGCGCTGACGCGCGCATTCACCCAACCCCCTGAAATCGCAGAGACGCGCGACGTCCTGACCTGGCCACGAGAAGGCGCCGGACGCCTGGCCACAAGGCAGGCGTCCGATGTCCTTCGCGTGGCACGAGATCCGTGATCACCTCATGCAATCTTCCACCAACCTTAACTTCCAGCGCAGTTTCGACGCCGTCAGGCGCGAGCAGGCCGCCCTTGCGGCGTTCCGGGATCCGGCGGCCCTGCTGGACGGGCTGCACCGCACGCCCGGCGATCAGGGCCAGAAGAACGTGATCCTCTCCGCGCTGGTCGGGGCGGTGCAGGGCGACGGGCCCGCGTCCGACTGCGCCCTGACGGTGCTGTTGCTGGCACTCTGGCCCGGCCTCGACGCCATCCGCCACCGGTCGATCTGGCGCAGGCTCGGCACCGCCGACGAGGTTGCTTCCGATGTTCTGGCGCGCACCACCGAGGCAGTCCGCGGCCTCGACCTCGGGCGCGTCAACTGGATCGCGGCCACGGTGCTGCGCAACGTCGAGCGCGACATGATCCGCGTGCGCCAGCGCGACCAGGCACGCGAAAGCCTGGCCAGCGACATCGACCCCGACGACGTGCCTGCCGATCAGGCTGGACGACAGCCCGCGGTGGAAGACGCTCACCTGCAGGACGACCTGCGCAAGCTGATCGGCGATGACGCCCTTCTCGTGATCCGCGTGGCGATCGAGGGTTTCTCGCAAGCCGAGGTCGCCGTCGAACTGGGTCTGACCGAGGCCGCCGGCCGCAAGCGGTACCAGCGCGCCATGCGCCGGCTGCGCGACGCCCTCGAGGAAATCCCCTGAGCCGATGTCCCGATCCGGCCCCGCCGGTGGCTTTTCCCATTCGAGCGCCCTGGAGCGCCCCACTCCAAACCGAAAGCTGACACTCATGAACAGCACTGCCGATCTGTCGCTCGAGGATTTCAGGCGGCTCCCGGGGCTCTATCGGCGCTGGGAACTGACCGAGGTCTGCGAGCCCAACCGCAATTATCAGATCGAGGACGCCGGCGCCCATGCCGACGGGACGCCGCTGCTGGCGATCTACGTCGCCGAGCCCGCGCCCGACGTCCGCGAGGCCGCGTGATGCGCCTCATCGATCACATCATCCCACGGAGAACAGCCATGCCGGACCAGCCGGGCGACATCACCCGTCTTCGCAAGGCGAGCTACGCGCTCGAAGACCTCCCCGAAACTATTTCCCTCCGGCAGCGCCGCGGTGACGAGCCGCGCGAGCCGCTGCCGGTCGTCGAGGCGACCGTCGACGAGATCGCCTTCGCGATCGTGGAGGCGGAGCGGGAGAGCACGGCCGCCCACCGCCAGGCCGATGCGCTGAAGCGGCTCTACAAGCTCGCCCGCGAGGCGGGGTGCATCGGTGCCGATCGCGCCGCGCCCGCGGTAATGAAGAAGGAGCGCCAGTGATGGCCCTTCCTATCATCGGCGCCGACGAACGTCTCGCGCAGCGAAAGGGCATCAAGGGCGTCATCTTCGGCCGGTCCGGCATCGGCAAGACCAGCCTGCTCTGGACGCTGAACGCCTCGACCACGCTCTTCCTCGATCTCGAGGCTGGCGACCTGGCGGTCGAGGGGCTGGAGATCGACACGCTCCGGCCCCGCACCTGGAAGGAATGCCGCGACTTCGCGGTGTTCATCGGCGGGCCGAACCCGGCGCTGCGCGAGGACCAGCCCTACAGCCAGGCGCATTTCGACGAGGTCTGCGGGCGCTACGGCGATCCGGCGGTGATCGAGAAATACGAGACCGTCTTCATCGACTCGATCACCGTGGCCGGCCGGCTCTGCTTCCAGTGGTGTCGCGGCCAGCCCGAGGCCTTCTCGGAAAAGACGGGCAAGAGCGACATCCGCGGCGCCTACGGGCTGCATGGCCGCGAAATGATCGGGTGGCTGACCCATCTGCAGCACACGCGCGGCAAGCATGTCTGGTTCGTGGGCATCCTCGACGAGCGGCTCGACGACTTCAACCGCAAGGTCTTCCAGCCGCAGATCGACGGCTCGAAGACCGGGCTCGAACTGCCCGGGATCGTCGACCAGGTCATCACCATGGCCGACATCCCGGACCAGGGCGGCCAGCCGCAGCGCGCCTTCGTCTGCCAGACGCTGAACCCCTGGGGCTATCCGGCCAAGGACCGCTCGGGCCGCCTCGACCTCGTCGAGGAAGCTCATCTCGGGCGACTGATCGCCAAGATCGGTGAGCCCGGCCGCTCCCCTCTCGACCGCCTCACGTTCAGCCGCCCGGCGCCTGTCGTCGCGGACGCTGACGCCGCACACCCCAACAGCAACCTCTGATCCAGGAGCATCCCCATGACAACCGCATGGAACGATTTCAACGACGCCAGGCAGAACGCCAACCTCGTCCCCAAGGGCACGATCACCAGGGTGCGGCTCACCATCCGCCCCGGCGGCTTCGATGATCCCTCGCAGGGCTGGACCGGCGGCTATGCCAAGCGTGGCACCACGGGCTCCGTCTATCTCGACGCCGAATTCACGGTGCTCGAGGGCCCCTACGCCAAGCGCAAGATCTGGTCGATGATCGGGCTCTACAGCGCGTCCGGCCCGAACTGGGCCAATATGGGGCGCGGCCTGATCCGCGGCATCCTCAACTCGGCGCGCGGTCTCTCCGACAAGGACAATTCGCCGGAAGCCCAGAACGCCCGCCGCATCTCCGGCTTTGCCGATCTCGACGGTATCGAGTTCGTGGCCCGCATCGATGTCGGCACCGATGCGAATGGCGATGACAAGAACGAGATCCGCCAGGCGGTGACACGCGACCACAAGGAGTACGCCGCTGCCACGGGAGGCCACGCCGCGCCTACGGGCTACGCCCCGACTCCGGCCTATCCGGCTCCACAGCCGGCCTATGCGCCGCCGCAGCCTCAGCAGCCCGCTTATACGGCTCCGGCCCCGCAGCAGGCAGCCCCTGCGCCCGCCGCCGGCATGCGTCCCACCTGGGCGAAGTGAGGTCACACCATGCTGCTTCGCCCCCGTCAGAAACTCTTCGTTGAGCGCAGCCTGTCTGCGCTCGACACCCACCGCAACACGCTTGGCGTCGCGCCGACGGCGGCCGGCAAGACCGTCATGCTCTCGGCAGTCGCTGGTGAGATGGTGCGTGGCACCGATGCAAAGGCCTGCGTACTAGCCCACCGCGATGAGCTGACCGACCAGAACCGCACCAAGTTCGGCCGTGTCAATCCGGAGGTCACCACCTCGGTCGTCGACGCCAACACGAAGTCGTGGGACGGCCAGGTGACCTTCGCCATGGCACCGACGCTGTCGCGCGCCTCGAACCTTGCCGACATGCCGGCGCTGGATCTCCTGGTCATCGACGAGGCGCATCACGCGGTCGCCGACAGCTATCGGCGCATCATCGATCGCACGTTGCAGTGCAATCCGTCGGCCAAGATCTTCGGCGTCACCGCCACGCCAAATCGCGGCGACAAGAAGGGCTTGCGCGAGGTCTTCGACAATGTCGCCGACCAGATTCGCATCGCCGAGCTGATCGCGTCCGGCCACCTCGTCAGCCCACGGACCTTCGTCATCGATGTCGGCGTGCAGGATGCCTTGAAAAAGGTACGCCGCGTCGCCGCCGACTTCGACATGGGCGAGGTCGACGCCATCATGAACAAGTCGCCGGTCACGGATGCCGTGATCGCAAACTGGAAGGAGAAAGCCGGCAATCGTCAGACGGTGGTGTTCTGCTCGACTGTCGATCACGCCCGCAATGTCGCCGACGCCTTCAATGCCGCAGGTGTTTCTGCTGCGATCGTCCACGGCGAGATGGGAGATGCCGACCGCAAGACCACACTCGCCGCTTATGATCGTGGCGAGATG